CATTTATTTCATAAATAACACCATCTGTTATTTCATCATCCAAATATTCAAAAGGTGTGAAATATGGGTTTAAATCAGAATACATAGTAAAATATTTATTTTGCTCATCATTATTAGAATTTGATTTATAAGTTTCAATAATATTATTCATTTTCAAATAATCTTCATTTATATCGATGAACAAAACATCGCCGCGCTCATTTTGATTTGTTACCGCATTATCAACATATATTTTTTTCATATTTTTAACAACAGGTAATATCCAGTATAAGTTTATATTAAATTTGCGTAAATAACTGACTAGTGGTTTATATGTTGCCGCATTTACTACTGCCGCGTCTACGTTTCCATATTCGTCAAAATGTGAAAATGATTCTCTAAGTTGAATAAATCTTTCAATCATAGTATGAATATTATTTAACACTCTAGGTGTTCTTTGCACATTTGGGATTGTAGATAGCAACTCATCAAGCAAATCACTTGTTTGTGCTTCTAAACTATATCTTTGTGCTGATTTATCAACATTTACATATTGTTTTATGGGTCCAATATATTCATCAAGGAATTTTATTTGATTACCCCTTAAAATAATATCTTTCAATTGGTCTTTCACATTTGCGACCGGAACAGCAACAACTTGTGTTTTTTTAGTTATTCCTTCATCGCCCAAATCAGGTAATTGTCCTTCGGGTATTTCATCTGTTGGAATAGATGGTCTTTCTTCTCTTACTTCACCTTCTTCTAATTCTTCACCCATAGGAGTAGTTGGTTGTTTGCTAGGTTTCTCTCTAATTTGAATATCTTGAATTGGCAAATCTTCAGGAAAACCTTTGTAATCAAAGTTTATATATATTGTCATTCCGTCGGGATATGTTTTTATTTCAATCATATCTTCTTCTAAATTTGTTATTTCTCCTGTAAAGATAGCAGGTGGTTCTGTTTCCATAAATATATTTATCCATGTTCCTGGAAGTAATCCGTTTTGTCTAGCATAACCTGGAAATTCACTTCTACTTGTAATAGTTATATTTGTTATAGTTCCATTACCTATAATGCCTTCATCATCTATTACTAAAACTGTAATGTCTAATGATTCCACATTAATTAATTTTGTTTTTGTTTGGTCTATATAATCTATTATAAACGTTTGTTCATTAAGTTTTTCATTAGTTGGATCAGCAATTCGAATTACATCTCCTAATTGTAATACAATTTTTATTTCATTTGTTTTATTTTGGTTACTAATAGATTCATTACTTTCAGAATTTAATGACATTTGTTTCTATATTTATTGTAGAAATTTTTATACTTAATACTTCAGTAAAAATGATTTTTAATTATAGTTTAAAGACAAAATAATATTAATTAATTATAGATAATGACATCTTCTAGTTTAATTATAAATCTTAGCCAAATACCAGGGTTTAACACATTTATTAATACGGATGACCATGAATTAAATACACTAAAATTAAATAAACACGAATGTAAAACTGAAAATAACCAAACATATAAAGTTGTTAGATATGACAAAAATATATTGTGTTATGATATTATTCCTACATATGGATTATGTAGATCTGTTATTTTAAATAACAATAATGAAGTTGTGTGTTTTTCTCCTCCAAAATCATATCCATCTGAGACGTTTATTAAAACATATCCTGAATTAAACGAAAGCATATTTGCTCAAGAATTCGTAGAAGGAACTATGATTAATGTATTTTGGGATTCAAATATTGGATTATCAGGAGGTTGGGAAATTTCAACGAGGAATACAGTTGGTGCTAAGTCTAGTTTTTATAAAAGTAAAAATAGTAAGACGTTTCGCGATATGTTTTTAGAAGCAGCCAAAGAAAATGGTTTGGTATTAGAGTATTTAAGTAATAAATATTGTTACAGTTTCGTTTTACAACATCCTGATAATAGAATTGTGGTTCCTTTTAAGAATCCTCAGTTGTATTTGATTGCCGTATATAGTATTAATAATATAGATAAAAATAATATTAGTGTTACGGTTTCAACTATAGAAGAAATCAAAAATTTACAATATTTCAGTTCTACACAAATAAAGTTTCCTGAAATGTATTCATGTGCTACGTATTCAGAATTAATTGAAAAATACGCATCTATGAACACATCATATGACATTTTGGGCGTTGTTCTTTACAACAAAAACACAGGAGAGAGAGCAAAAATTAGAAACCCTGTATATGAAGAGGTAAGGCAATTGCGGGGAAATCAACCAAAGTTACAGTATCAATATTTGTCTTTAAGAAGAAGTGGAGAGGTACATAAATTTCTGACTTTTTATCCTGAAAACAAAAAGGAATTTTCTGCGTTTAGAGAACAATTACATTTATTTACTGAAACGTTGTTTAATAATTATATTTCATGCTATATCAAAAAAGAAAGACCTCTTAAGGAATTTTCTGACCAATTTAGGACTCATATGTTCAATCTTCATCAAAAGTATATGAATGATTTGAGAGAGAAAAAACTGTTTATAACAAAGTGGCAGGTAATTGAATATGTAAATATTTTACATCCCAGTTTGCTTATGTATTGTTTAAATTATAATATGCGCAAGAGAAATATTGATTTTATAAAAGTTGATTCTGAAGTATAAAAATAATGTATTATACTGCTATTTAAATATTTAACATTTTGTTCATTCTATTTTTAACGCCATCTTTGAAACACCTAATTCTGAATTGTAAATTATATTTGTTTAATTCTGACGCTTCTTTTAATATTTCTTCTTTTTCATAAAGAGTTTTCTTGCTAATCTCTTTATCAAATTCTTTAATAATATCGCATATTTTTGCGATAACTTCTTCATCTGTTGCTTTTTCCCATATTGATTCATTATACTCTATTCTAAAATGTTCATAAGCATATGTAAGAATTCCAACTGTGTAACCAACTATAAGGACAATAAAACTGTAACAAAATAACGTATAAATACTGGTATTCATTTGCGCGTTTGATTTTATGTTAATTAATTCAATATAAAATCATATCAATTTTTTATTTTTTATACCTAATAACCATAAGTCTCATAATTCGTTGGTATACACCGACAGCATCATTAATACACTCTGCCAGGTGTTTTTTAATTGTGTTCATATCTACAGCTTCATTATACGCTATACGAATAATACTGTCGCTATCGTGAGGATGTAATTTTTTAAAACCACAATAGGATAATAATTTTGTATTTTCGTAAAATTTGGAATACAACAGGTATTCCAATACTTTACCAATTGTATAATCCTCATTTTCTAGAGTAATATCATAACTGTTTGGTATTGTGCTTTTAGATTTTTCTATTTTTAAGTTGTCTGACTCAATCTGATTGAATATTTCACGTAATTTTGTTCCAAGAATTTCACAAGCTTTCATAACAAGCATGACGTTATCATAAACACCAACAGTTTGAATTGTAAAATCAAAACTATCTGGTTTTGTCACTCTCAACCCCTCAAGTAGTTTCCAATTTTTTGCCTCAAAATCAATCTCGTCTTGTTTTTTCCCTTCATCGCGCCACAATTGAATTTTTTTAGCCAATTCAGTATCTTGTTTATCTTGGTCTACAGTAAAACCATATGAACACGTGGAGACTACATTAAACATACCGTCATCTTTTGCGGTTCCAATTGACAATTCTGCTGTAAGTTGAAGTTTTTCACCAGGTATTTCATCTGAGATACGTGGTCTCAACCTAACAAAATCAATAAAATAACCAGTCTCATCACAAGCAGGGAATATTTCTCTTGTTGTTTTTTCATCCAAATATTTACCAGTAGTTTTATCTTTAATGGCAAAATCTTTAGTCGTTACAAAAATAATTGAATCTGTCAAATTTTCTACATTTACCTCAACTAGATAATTTGTTAAGGGGACACTTTTGTAGTCATCTATATGAATAGGAATACAACTAATACGTTGCTTTATAATTTCATTGTTTAGGCGACTAGTATTTGCCGTTATATTGACTTTATTTTCTTCATACGGAGTCGTTTTAAAAACGACGGTAGGGATGTCTGATAAAATAGCTCTTCTCAAACTATTAGCTAAACTTACATTCACCCCACTAAGGGTAAATTGTAGGGTATCTTTTGATAAACTTGTATTTATTTTAATAACAGGGTTCATATTATCTATTAATACTTTATATTTAATATAGTATTAATAAATCATTTTTTTTTTAAATGAGTTAAAAAAATAATTCAAATAACTAATTATAGTTTAATGAGTTCTATACTTTATTATAGCAATTTTTGCGAACATTCTAAAAAACTTTTACAAACTATTACTAAGGCCAATATTACAAATGATTTACATTTTATTTGTATTGATAAAAGAGTGAAAGATAATACTGGGAAAATGTTTATTGTATTGGAAAATGGACAACAAATTATTATGCCTGAAAATGTGAATAGAGTTCCCGCGTTACTTTTACTATCACACGGTTTTCAAGTATTATATGGAGAATCTATATTACAACATTTGAGACCCAAACAAGAAGCTGCTGTAAGGGTCGCAACACACAATAATTTAGAACCCATGTCATTTTCATTTGGAAATGGCGGTTTTGGTGATATAGTATCAGACAATTATAGTTTTTTGGACCAAGACCCTGATGCTCTTATGGCTAAAGGTAATGGTGGTGCTAGACAAATGCATAATTATGTTGATTTAAATTATAGTGATAATATTAGCACACCAGCAGATGAACACGATTACAAAGGTGCTAATAAACTTTCAAAGGACTTAACGATTGAACAACTACAACAACAGAGAGAAGCCGACTTTAATCAAATAGCTGGTTCAAGACAACAAAATGGTCCATTTTAAGTTTAATATTACACCAACCGAAGAGAAAAATTATATAAAAATAAAAATGATTTAATTTACAATCAATTATTCATTGTAAATTAAAGCGATTATGGATTTAATTTATAAATTACCATATGAATTAGTAATTCATATTCATGAATACAACCCAGAACATAGAGAAAAAATGAGATGGGTTTTAGAAGATATTCGTAATATTCCTTATTGTGAAATTTGCGATAAAATTATTATTAAACATATTTGGTCTTTGCGCGGTTGTGATATGGTTTGTTGTTCTAGTGAATGCGTTGATAACTATTAGATTTGACTCAATTATCTTTTCGGTCGGTGTAATATAAACAGTAAAACAAAAATAAAATTATTTTTATGAAAATGTATTTAAAAGTATATATTTTATTTAATAAAATGTCTTCAAACATACTTACCGCATTTAATGATCATTTTGTTGATTTTATTAGTGATATACAAAGTGTTTTTCCAGAAGATCACGACGTTCTTGTTGCGAAAAATGCTCTTCTAACTATTAGAAAGGCAAATCCCAAAATGATTATTAAAATATGGAACACATTAATTGTTGGTAAATATAAAAACGAAATAGAAGCGGGCAATTTAACATTTTTTATGGAAAAAGATTATTCACAAGATTTAAATAATGGTCAAAATAACGATAAAATTATGGAGGCAATTGACAGATTACGAGGTCCAGTGAAAGAGATGACTCCAGAAAATCAAGGAAAAACTATGAAATATATTCAAAACTTAACGAAGTTATCTGCTATTTATGAAGGAAGTAATTAATAATTTCATATAAAATAATTATATATTATATAATGGTGAACTCATCACTATATGAT